AGAGTTGTCGTCAACAACAAGCACCGAAATCCTGTCATCCTGTCGCAGGATTTCCGGGATAATTCTGGAGATGTTATCACGCTCATTGTATGTGGGGATTACAACGGTAACTTCTACGGAATTTGATCAGAGATGTTATAAGTTAGGGTCAAGATATGTTATAAGTTGGTTGCGGGAGAGAGCGGGAGTCTTCGTGATAGTGCGGGATTGTGGTCAATTTCAAGTGATGTTTGATGACGATACGGCGCTGGTTACATTTTGTTTTCTCCCCAATGGGTTGTCTGCCAATCAGGTCGCGTGCAACTCGTAAGTCCGGCCCTTCTTCGTCCGTTTAATGACCCCAGATAATGCAGCAAAGTAGAGGATGTATGAGATGGTTTCCCGTTCGACGCCGGGACATGCCTTATACAGATCGGTTTGCAGGATGCCGGGCGTTGCCTTGATGATCGGGAGAAGTACATCCAAGCCGTTTTTGTAGGCCGGATCAGCCTGGACAAAGTCGGAGTACTCCTTATTTGCAAGCTCAAGCTCTCTTGACCACTTGCCGCCCTCTGTTTCGTTGGCCTGCCGCCAGCTCTCGGCGGCCTTCATGTATTCCACCCGCGCCCTGTCGGTATCACCGGCACGGGCCGCCTGTCGCGCCCAGTCCAAGTGCAGTAATCCATCACCTACTCGTCCGCAACCTTGCTGATAGTCTCTATTATTCAGGTCTATTCTTTCAGAAATGCTCATTCTGTTTTCTCCTACTTTGTTTTCTCCTACTTCTCTGTTGAATTAGGGGCGATTCAGCGCTACGCTTGGAGTACCTTTCAGGAGATCTAATGACCACAAAATACATCCTGTAATTATTTTTCTTTACCTATAAAACCCATCAATCTTTTCACCTTAGCCTTTTTTATTTTCGGCAACTTGCTTATTTCTCTATTAATTTCTTCCTCATAACAATAAGCGATGACCTCTGCATTCTTAGAAAGCTTAAGACATTCCTCTTTAGTAACAAGCCCTTCTTCAATTAATTCATAATTCGTCTGTTCAATACTTTCTAAAATCTCCCGGAGTATTTTTTCATCTAAAACAGCAACAACCTCCCGTTCATCATCGAGATAAACAACATCATCGATAATTTTCGGACTAAGCCCGACAAGCAGCCAACCGGGATTAATTCTAAATTCTCTGCATAAGCCTGCTAAAAAATTTACATCAGGAGATGCAGCATCGCTTTCATACTTGATAAGATCGCCTTCATCAATATTCAGCCTTGCGGCAAACAGACTTGTAGACTCTTTACCTCTAATTTCTTTTATTCGCTCGCCGAGCCCCGGTGCCCGCAGATTTTTCCAGGCTTCAGTTTCAATTCGCTTCATTTCCCCTTCGCCAGTTGCAAGCCACTTAATTTCAACGTTCGCTACGTTTGCGATCACAATCAACTTATCGAGACCTGGCAGAGATTTGCCATATAGATAATTTCGCATCAAACTTCCAGTAATATCGCACTTTTTAGCGAAGTCATTCAAACTCTTCTCTGACGAGATTATAGTTCCCAGCCTACTTTTAAAATCTTCAGCATTCATAAATCCTCCCAAATTTTCAACCAACCGAGCAGTACAACAAACTGAATATTTTTGCCAAATTGGCACAATACAGTCATTATGACTATAAACAGTATGAAATCAGTATTATTTAGTTGACATATTAGCTAAATATAGCTAATATGCTCCACAAGTTGAGACAGACAGGTAAAAAAATTTCAGGCCATCGGAAAAAAAGTCGAACTGTTCGGCCTTTTGAAACCGTTCCGAGAGAACTTAAACTACGCAAACAGTCAGCCATTTGAACGGCAAACCAATCCGAGCAAAGGAGGTGATTCAATGAAAAGCACCGCGAAAACAATAAAGAAACTATTGATAGACGCCGGTGTTTCACAGGCCGAGATAGCGCGGCAGGCCGGAGTTGACCGAACCGCCGTCGCCCATGTCACCGCCGGACGATCCAGATCGTCCCGCCTTCGCCGTCTCATTGCCGAAGCAGCGGGAGTATCCGTTGAGAGCTTGTGGCCGAATTACGAACCCCGCCAGAGAAGGCGGGAGCGGAAAACCCTTTGAGGGTCCGTTTATAGAAAATTTGAAATGATATTAACAGAGCGGTAATGGAGTGACAATGTCAAATCACAAGAAAGAATTGAGGATAGGCACCTTGGAGTATCCGGGGTTATTTGATGATGCCCACTCAATGGAGGGTGCATTAGACGTGAGTCTCGGCTTCCGGCAGTGCCTATCTGATGAGATCAAGAAATATCTGAAGAGAAACCCCGGCAAGAGCCGTTACGACGTTGCTGCCAAAGTGTCAGAGCTGACACGGCGCAATCTTTCCAAGGCAATGTTGGATAACTATACATCAACCGACCCGAATGACCGTATTGCCGCCGAAGTGCTTGTGGCACTCTGCTACGTAATTCAATCCTTAGAACCATTCCGATGCCTGTTGCGCCCTTTGGGGAGCGATGCCATAGACCCGGACGAAGGGGACTATGTACGGCTCTACCGTCTTCAGAAGAAAGAGGCGGAGTTAGCAGCAGAGATCGCCAAAACCAAGGCGAAGTTAGGCATCAAGTAGGAGGCGCGTCATGTTGATGGGATTTCCGATGATATCGTTTCGCCTGTGCGATTTCTGGGCGATTCACGAAGAGAAGATGGAATGCGGTGTTTTACGAGTGATCGGCGAACTTCCGGGAGGTTCTTCCGCCGTCGCGTATTTTCGGCCGCAAGCTGTTCCGCGTGGCTCCTGGATAGCGGACAACCTTGAGGAGGTCTGATCGTGGCGACAACTTACAAACGGATTGAGGCGGTCCGGAAGACGACAGAGATTATTGAGTACCTGTCTGGGGTAAAGGACATAGTCACCGGGCCACAGATCGCTCAGGCGGTCGGCATGTCGGTGGGCACGGTCATGTGCCACCTGGCCACGCTGGAGGACGCCGGGTACGTGATGATGATCGGCGGAGGCTATCGGCTCGGCATGAGGCTGGCCGTGCACTGGGCCAGGATCAGGAGCAACCTGGAGGCAGAGATCGCCCGGCGGCAGCGCGAGCTGGAATCCATAACGGTGAGGTAAGTGTTATGCCGAACAGAAAAAAAGGCGTCTGGCCTTACTAGCCGGGCACTTATAAATAGGTTGAAAGACAAATTCTCATGGATGATGGAGGCGAAAATGTCGCGTAAACAGACCGAAATACCCACGGAAACGGTTGCTGCTGAAGAGATTTACAAGACTGCGAGGGCGGCCGCCGATCGGGATCTTGCCGAGATGCGAGAAAAAATGAATTTGTCCAACGAACTTGGACTGATTGCAGGGCGTATACAGGCATACAAATCAATAGAACTCCTCTCGGAATACCTCGGATATAAACAGCTGGCCAAGATCATAGACAACAAAGAATTCAAGAAAATTCCAGGCATTACAAGCATAGATGACTATCTCGAACAGCTCGGGATCGGTAGATCAACCGCCTATAACAATCTTAAAATTGCACGCACATTGACGGTTGAAGAAGTTAAATTGTTGGACAAAGTCGGTTTTACTCGCCGTGACCTCCTCGGCTATGCCTCCCTCCCGGACGAAGCCCGTATGGAGATACGCGACGGCAAGGTCATTAATCTGGAAAAGGCTGACAAGGAAGAGATTCGGAAGGTTATCGAGGACATCATCCTGGAGAATAAGAAGGTAAAAGAAGATACAGATGCAGAAATAAGGGTTCGCGATAGGGAAATTGCATCAAAGCGGGAATTAATCAAAAAGCAGGAGAAAGAACTTGCCCTCTTCGAAAAACAGGCTCTGGTCCGCGGGCTTACCCCTGACGAGGATGCGTTCGTTAAGCGGATCGAAGCATACAAAATCATGGCGCAAGGTTCGTTGATTGCCATGGAGCCCGCTGAAATCAGGAACGAATTTCCCGACCTCTCCCCTCGCATGCGCGCCGCGCTCATCTCCAGCGCCCATTACCTGAAGATGCAGATCCTGGCCCTCTACGACACCCTGGTTACAGAGGTGGGCGATCCCACCATGAACCCGGAACTTCTGGAGGATTACTCCCGATGGGCGGAGCAGAACGGCTTTAAATAAGCAGGGGAGACGGTTATATCCTCCCAAACGTGACGCGCCGGAAACTTCACCAGAGAGGGAAATATGTGGCAACGGGATATGGTTTTTGACCTTAAAGAAGCGCAGCCCGGCGACCGGCGGGCAATCATCGACAAGTACTGCGAACAATATGGTTACACCTACGTTCACATGATGCGGATAGCCAAGGAGTACGGCTTTCGCAGCGGACGCAAGTCACGTTGCGACAAGGGAACAAGTTCCATCAGCCCCGACCAGCTCGACGCGGTAGGGTCCTTTATGCGAGTCACACGCCGTGAAAACAAAGGGGTCATCTCCCCGGTCGAAAACGCCCTGGTCTTTTTCGAGGATAACGGCCTGATTGCACCGGGCCAGGTATCGGTCCCCACGCTACAGAGAAAACTCAGGGAGAGGCAAATGAGCGCCAAACATCAGAACAGCCCCACCCCGCACACCGAGATGCGCAGCCTTCATCCGAACCACGTTCACAGCGTCGATGTATCAACCTGCATCCAGTATTACCTTGACAAAGGCGGCATGTCGGTAATCCGCGAGGATGAATTCTACAAAAACAAACTGGAGAATTTCAAAAAAATCAAGACGCCACTGCAACGTTACATCATCACCGATCATTTTTCCGGCTTCTTCTTTGTCAAATATTACCTCACGGACGGCGAGACCGCCGAGAACCTGTTCGATTTCGTATGCAGCGCCTGGGAGGTGAAGCATGACAACCGCTTCCCTTTCCGGGGCGTGCCGCTGCTGATGCTTATGGACGGCGGTTCGCGGGCAAAAGCAAAGTCGCTCGGGCTCCCCTTCTGGGACGGCATCGGCGTAGACATCCTTCCAGGCATGCCGGGCAATTCCCGCCGTCAAGGCTCGGTAGAAGTAACCCATTGCATCTGGGAAGAATGGTTTGAAACCCGTCTCCGGATCGACCCGGCAACCTCTTTGGAGGACCTGAACCGAAAAGCCTTCGGCTTCTGCCTCTGGTACAACGCCACCAAAAAACACACCCGCCACGGTTTCCCCCGCCTTTCCATGTGGCTCAACATCAATGCGGAACAATTACGGGAACTCCCCGCCAGGGCCGAACTCCAGGACCTGCTGAACAAACCGGAAGAAGAGCGCACCGTGGCCAACAATCGCATTTCCTTCCAGGGCAAGGAATTCAACCTGCGCGGCTTCGGTATCCCGGCAGGGGCAAAGGTAACGGTCATCAAGAACCTGTACAAGTGGCGCGAAGGTATCGTCATCATCGGGTACGAGAATAACCGGTACGAGGCGCGGGCTATCGACAAGCTGCCGGCCGAGTTGGGAGGGTTCTCCGTCAATGCGGCTATCATCGGCCAGGAATACAAGGCCCAGCCCGAGACCTTTACACAGCAGGCCGTAAAGCGGATGGACGAACTTGCTTACGGCAACCGGGAGCCCAACAGGAAGAAGGAAACCCCCTTCTATGGCATGAACGCCTTCGAGGGGTTCACGGAAAAGGTGGACAACCTTGCCACCCTGCCGAAACGTGGCACACCCATCGAGATCTCCCGCCCTGCCGCGCCGATGGAATACCCCGTCATGGAGCTGTTCAAGCGCATGAGAGAGGCCGGAATCGCTATCACCACGGAGATAAACCGGGAGCTGCGGGCCGAGTACCGGGGCACGGTCACGGCAGCGGATATAGAAGCGGTAATCGGCCGATTTACGGGTAGTGCGACAAGTGAAAACCAGCGGCAGGCGGCAGGCGGCTAACGGCTGAAAATCAATGGAGGTGTGACGTGACGAACGGATCGAACGCGTACCGGTTGGAGGTTCGGCCGATTGTGCTGAAAGAGCTGATCGTGCGGTGCGACATCTTCCAGGGAAACCTGGCAACTCATCTTGGACTTGCCAGGACAACCATCAACCTGGTTATCAACAGAGGGTATCTACCGGCCACGGTTCCGGATTTCAAAAGCAAGGTCGAACAGTGGCTGATGCAACAACCAGGGGTGGAACAGTGGCTGATTCAGCAGGGGTTTCGAATAGGCGACATCTGGAGCCCGCTCGGCAGGCAGATGCACCGGGTACACCCGAAGAGCAGCTATCAGACGAAAAAAGACGGGGCAACGTCCCCCGGAAATCCTGAGTCAATCACTATTCAATGGGAGGTGGAGATGATTTCACAAGAGGCGATGCGACATTTCAAATTGTTCCGCAACCCCTTCATCGACGATATCCAGAAGGATTCCGACATTTACATGAGCGACGAGCATCGCTTTATCAAAGAGGCCATGCTTGACGCCGCCCGGCACGGCGGGTTCCTGGCTATTATCGGGGAGGTCGGCAGCGGTAAATCGGTGATGAGGCGCATGGTCGTCGAGCAGCTGAAGCGTGAGGGCGACATGCTGGTTATCTACCCCCAGACCATCGACAAAACCCGGCTCACCGCCGCGTCCATCTGTGACGCCATCATCTACGACATCAGCAGCGAAAAGGCCAAAATAAAATTGGAGGACAAATCTCGTCAGGTGCAGCGGTTGCTGCTGGACCGTGCAAAGTCCGGATACCGGGCCTGCCTTGTCATCGAGGAGGCCCACGACCTGAACGTGAAGACCCTTAAGTTCTTGAAAAGGTTTTACGAGCTGGAAGACGGTTATCGGAAACTCCTCGGCATCATACTTGTCGGTCAGACCGAGTTGAAGCATCTGTTCAATGAAGCCCAAAATGTTGATATGCGCGAGGTGATACGTCGGGTCCAAGTAGCTGAGATTCAGGGGTTGAACGGGCATATGCGGGATTATCTTGCCACCAAGTTTAAACGCATAGGCGCAAAGATAGAGGACATTTTTTCCGAAGATTCGTTTGATGCCCTTTCACGCCGACTTACCAGCGCCAGTCGCGACGGAAAGGGGAATGTGTCTCACGCATACCCCCTCCTAGTCAACAATTATGCCGCCAAAGCCATGAATCTTGCCTTTGAGATGGGGGAAATGAAGGTGAGCGAAGAAGTAATCATGGCCATTTAGCGGGGAGACAAACACCAGAGAAAAGGGCTGTGCGATAAACAAAGGAGCGCGTGAAAAATGACCAATACCATATTACAGCAGCTTGAAGGGATAGAAAGACTGGAGGCGGTAAAGGCCCTTATTGCCGCGCTCCATACGCTTACCGAAGGAATGAAGGCAGAAGACCTGCCGGGGATCGTGCCGATTGTGCAGCGGCTTGTTCCGGTCAAAAAACGTAAGCATGACCCGTACGAAAGGGTTTGGACCTACCTGGAAACCGTCGGGGAATACACGACCGGCAAGGAATTGCGGGCCGAGCTCGTGCAGCGTTTCGGTGAGAGCGGGGTGCCTTGCATGTCGCAAATTTATAAATACCTGAGGACGGGAGGCAGGCTATGACCAGCAAAATAATAAACCCGTTGCTTGTACGCCGTCCTGGTGGCGGGATTCCGTGGATTGAGCAGGATAAAGAGGTTTTCGACTTCATCAACGGGCTTGACCGTTACTATACCATCGATGAATTACGGGGGTTGATATCAGGACGTTTCGGGAAAGCAAGAACGCCTTCAAGAAGCAGCCTGGGACGGTTTCTGAGGAAAATTACGAAAGAATACAGCTACGACAAAGGGGGAGAGAGGACATGACCGCAAGCAAAGAAAATATAGCGCTCAATGAGCTGGAGGACTGCCTCAGCATCACCATGTTTCTGAATCTGGCATGCTGCGCCATGGCGGGGGAAATGCGCCATCTCCCTAAGAACAACCGTGAAACTGTCGGATTGCAGCACTGCTTTCACTATCTACAAAGTAAGCTTGAAGGCGCTATTTCGAGCTTTGAGAGGGGAGACCATGACTGAAATAGAAACCAGGGAAATGGAAATACTGAAGAGAGATATCACTAGTCGAATGTTTGAGCTGGAGGCGTTTTCACATGCATTGGAGCTGCTTTTTTTTGAGTGCCCTCTGCAATCCATGGAGAGGGGAGGGCTTGAGCCAGGCCTGTTGTTTGCCTCACAAAAGCGGCTCTACGGCGACCTTCACAGCCAGATCCAGGAGTTAATCGCAAAGGATGAAATCCATAGAGAAAGGTGCGGATCATGAAAACCATAGTGCGTTTGTTAAATGAACTGCGGGCCAAGCGGGAAACACGGGGCGAACGCCGCCGGGCTCTCGCCCGCGCAACGGCTGCGGCTTATCACGCCGCCC